GCTGACTATGGGATACCGCCCGCCACACATAGGATAGCTAGTCCTATTTGCCACTATTCCCGCTTAAATTTACAAATACAAAATTGACCCACCCCGCCTAGAAAAAGCGACCCCCGATTTGGTTCCATACAAAATGCGTGTGTGGGGGGAACCTACTCCCTTAGTTTTTGAGTATTAACTTTACAAATTTTTATTTTTTTTTTATTATATTATAAAATTGATAGGTGTCTGGAGTGTCTGATATTGGCAAGAAGAATAAGTAAGGTCCCAAAAAGGCTGCAAAATGCGGTTGAATTGGAACAGGAATTAGCAAAAGTTGAAAGAGAAGACATGCTTATGCAGCATCCTTCGTTCTTAGGTAACCAAAGACAGTTTATTGACCGCATATATCAGTATTTACCTGATATGGCAGATAAACTAGTAGGTTATATGTCCGCTCAACCCGAAAGAGTTTATGGGAATAATGGTACAGTACAGTTAATGGTACCAGAAGATAGAGCTTTGACCGATGGTCAGCTACAATTGTTTAAAATGGTACTACAAAAAGGTCTACCTAACCAAGCACCTATTAGTATGGAGGGTAAACAGAGCCCTATTGAAAGTGGTAAAGTCAATATTACTATAAATCAAACAGGTCCTAGTGTGGATTTTGATACATTAACTGCTCCTATCGATGGTGTTATTCAAGGTAAAGCAGAAAAGATAAATACTTTGTCATTTAAGAGACCATCTAAAGATGACTGATGTAACCTTTGAGGCTCATCATGCCCAACAATTAGTCCTAGAAGACCCACATAGGTTTATTACTTTAGTATGTGGTCGTAGATGGGGCAAAGACCACATGGCTGCTATTAAAATTTTATCACATAGCCTTACTCATAAAAGTCCTAGGGGTAAAAAATTATATGCATGGCTTAATCCTGTCTATAATCCACAGGGAAAAGAAAGTTTTAGAGTTTTTAGAGCCTTCGCTGAAAGTGGTGGACTTGTTGAGAAGTGTATCGAAACACCACCAATGGAAGTTCGTCTAATTAATGGGGATCGTATTACATTCTTCTCCGCAGACCAACCAGATAACCTTCGTGGTGGTCAGTACGATGGTGTTATTTTAAATGAAGCAGGTTTTATTTCTGACTTAGATGAATTATGGGCAGGTCCAGTTGCCGCTATGTTATTAGATAGAACTGGATGGGCATGGGTTATGGGCACACCTAAAGGTAAAAATGCTTTTCATAAATTTTATCTACGAGGTTTAGATAAAGAATTAGAGAATGGTAAACCAAATCCTTGGAAGACTTTTAGATTTCCTACTAAAACCAATCCTTTTATTAGTGATGAAGAATTAGATAGATTAAGAGACGAATTACCATCTGATATGTTTAAACAAGAATTCATGGCAGAGTTTATGGATTCTGGTGGTGCCGTATTTCGTGGGTTAGATCAGATGATGGAACGAAGTGCTAACACCGCACTTGTTGCACAAGCTGATGGATGTCGTGTTGGAGTTGACTTAGCTAAACATACTGACTTTACTTGTCTAGTTGCACTGGATTCCAACTCAAATGTAATTGGGTTTGATAGGTTTAACCAATTAGATTGGTCTGTCATTAGTCAAAGAATAGAATATTTTTGTGCAAGGTTTCGAGGGAAAGTAATTATGGATGCCACTGGTGTAGGTGATCCTATATTTGAAAACTTATCTCGTAAAGGTTTAGCTATAGAACCCATTAAGTTTACTAATGAAAAGAAAGCACAGATGGTGCAGAACTTAATGCTTCTTATAGAAGAAGGTGTTTTGAAGATACCACAACCAGGAACAATAGCTGATCCAAGTCACGACACTACACATTTGTGGAGAGAATTAGAGGCTTACTCTTACAGTATTACCGCTACAGGTAGAATAAGATATGAAGCTCCTAGAGGTTTTCATGACGATTGTGTTACCGCTTTATTTCTTGCAGCTTCATCTATGCCCCTGATGATGAACGCTACTATGAATAATATTGATCTGGACAATGTTAGAGGAGTTGGAGAATTAGAAAACTCTTACTAGCTTTTTCATAGAATATAGTGTAGATTTATGTCTATGTCTTGGGGTATAGTAATGGAATGGGTGACAATGATGCAACCTAAACAAATAAATATAAAAAAAGCTAAGAGACCACGAGTTAAAACAAAGGGTCACATGAAGAATGGCTGCAAGATTATGGAAAAGAGTGACGACATTCACTTTGCACCTCGTAGAAAGAAAACATAAGGATTAACATGGCAGATAAAAGAGGCGATCAATCAGGTTTAGAGTCTATTGTATTTAACACAGACACCATATCTGACAATGCAGCAGGAGAAAGAATGAACGAAGTTGTGGGTCCCGATGTCATGGGTCCACAAGTTAACCCAATGGAGTCAATTAAAAATGCTAGAGATGACGTTAAGAGAGATATTATTAACGATAGTCAGGTGGTTCAAGAATATAATAGATTGTCTGATGCAGATGATCCAGAACCTGATGCTGAATCTATGGGATCTGTTAGAAACCGTATGGAAATCGTTAGGGCAGAAGTGCAGACTGGGTTGGATCAAGTTGCTCGTGCATTGGACAACTCTGAAAACGCAGCTCAAAATTTGGATAAAGAAACGGAAAAAAAGTTAGTTGACTTTGTCCATTCACACTTTGATTTAAGTTATGACCGCATATCTAAACGATATGACTATTGGTCAGATGCCGAGGTTACTCATGATATATATGTTCCAAGTAGAGTTGTAGACGATGTTAGATCTGCCCGAACTGCTTCCGCAGGTAGTAATTCTAGTACTAACTCTCGTAACTCTAAGAAATATAGGTTAATAGATCAGATAAAGACACCTTATAGTAGATCAATATCAGATACTATTTGTACCTATAATCTAGCCATATTTGGTGGAGCTCCCCCTTTCAGAATAGAAAGAACAAGTTTAGACTCTGATAGACGAGCAGGTAGATTATTAGAAAGAAGATTACATCATAATATGAGAAAGGTTGGATATGAGCAGAAGCTATATCAAATCTTTTTAGACAATAACAGATATGGCATGGCACCTGTAGCTAACTTCTATGGGAAAGATGGTAATGCACCAGTAAACATAGACCCGTGGGCATATTTTCCAGATCCAAGAGTTACGGCTCAGAATAGACACGAGGCAGACTTTGTAGGCTATAGAACTTGGGCAAGTTTAACTGCATTATACAGACGTGGTCATTATCAGAATCTTGATAGAATAGAGAACCACAGACCTAATGTTTCATGGAATTCCAATCAATTTTTGAAAGACACCATTCGTGATCAGAGCATAGACCCAACGCTCTCAGGGAGTTATACTAGTGACTATAAAAATCACTTCGGACTAGGTCACGCTCATGTACTCAACACTCTTTATGTTTTTATGGACCCAAATCGTTTGGGCATATCCGCACCGTTCGGTTTATATCGTATTGTGGTGGCAGATGAGAGTGTGGTTATACAGTTTGATCCTTCGCCATATCCGCATCAAGATATCCCTCTTATCCACGGAGAAGGGCAGTATGATGCACATAAAACTTTTTCATCTTCACTCTACGACTTAATGATGCCATTACAGAGGTACCAAGATTGGTTACTTCGTACTAGGGTTGAAAACGTACAGAGTATTGTACAGAACAGATTAGTTGTAGATCCTAACCGAGTTAACATAAGGGACATATTAGATCCGAATGCAGCTAGACTTATTAGAACTCTTCCAGGTGCTAATCCATCTGATGCCATTCTTCCTTTAACCGTACCTGATGCAACTAGAAATTATTTTAATGACTTAGATACTACAGGACAATTAATGCAAAGACTTGCAGCAGCCAATGACACTGCTCAAGGTATACAATCCGAGACACAGAGAACTGCTACTGAGATAGCCAGAATGACAACTCTAGGTCAACAAAGATTGGGAATGCAAGCACGATTACTTTCATCAACTACTATACGACCTCTCGTTAGACAGATGATAGCAAACTTACAATTCTTTGAGGTAGATGGCGGAATGGTCAATATGCCCGAAGAAATTTCAGCAGAGAATCCTAGTGGAGATGTCAGATATAACAGATCAGAAATCATGGGTGATTTTGATTATGTTGTAGTAGACGGAACTTTACCCACCTCGCCCGAAGAGAACTCCGATAACATTACTAAAGCTATAAGAACTTTAGCTGAGACAGGTCTTGGACAATCTTGGGATATGGATAAATTCGTAGAAAGATTAATTGAAAGTTTTGGTTTTGAGGATGTAGAAAATTGGAAGAAAAGTCCGAGCGAGGTTGTTCCTGATGAACAAATTCAGCAAGAATTACAGGCAGGAAACATCGTGCCTATGTCACAAGCAGCACAAGAAGTTGGAGGACCCACACAAATGGATCCAGAACAAATGGCAGCAATGGCGGGACAAACCCCGCTCACATGAACTTGATGACATACATAAAGTATTTACAATAGACTGAGGAAATACATTGGCTAAACAACTAAAAAGTACTGAACTATCTAAGGGTTTGGAGAAACTCAAAGATAATTATTTTTGGAAAATATACCAAGAAAGAATTCTGACAGAATTTAATAGGGTGGAAACCGCATTAATTAGTAATGCCTCTGCTGATGCAGATCAATTACGAGTTTGTGCGGCTTTAATGTCGGCATTCCGCACTGTGCTTGATTTACCTACCAAGATGGTAGGCGATGCTCAAGCGGAAGAGGAACTAGAAAGGCTCAATAAAAATGGCGATTAATCCAAGTGAAGCAGACGTAACTGCTATGAGAAACCCAGGATCTGGGGCAATTACAGATCCAAACCAAGCAGTAAACCCACCCGCTAATGCACCTACTCCCCAGACAGATGCAGAGGCTAATCCTGATAAATCAGGTTTTGATGCAGCATCAAGATTAAAGTCAAACGACAGGATGCCTGTTGACTTCGATTTTGAAGTTACTAATAATCCTGACCCTAGAGGCGATACAGAAGTAGGTGATGCTAACGCTCAAGATATATCCCCTGCTGAAGCAGATGCTATATCGAGAATGATTAAGATCAAGTATCGTGGTGAAGAAGAAGAGATACCAGAAGATAAAGCGGTCACTATGCTTCAACAGTTTAAATCTGTTGAAAGTAAGTATGGTCCACTTATGGAACTCTCAAGAAGAATTAGTGAGCAAACAGGTGTAACAGATCCCAATCAATTAGCTAATATGATTGGTACCAGTATGCTTAATAGTATGAATAATCAAAAAGCAGCGGAAAATCCAACAGGTAACCCTACAGAAACACCTGCTGAATTAACTAATGATCCCAGAGTTCTAGCAAAGAACGTCATGTCTGATGAGAATGCTGTTAAAATGGCTAAAAACTTCTTTGATGAAAACGGATTACAGCCTACAGATGATGCATTTATGGCTATGCAAAATATGTTTAAGTATTCTAAGGCTGTAGAGGAAGCTGCAACTATACTCCCTACCCTTATGGAAGATGTAAATAATTTCAAACAAGCTCAACAATTGAGTGCTACTAGAGCTAATCAAACTTTAGTTGACTCTCAAGCAGCGGCAACTGCTTCTGAATTAGGAATTGATACTGAAGCAGATTTCAATGACTTTATTTCTTGGGTAGATATGCAGGATCAAACCTTTGGTAATTATAAAGCAGCCATTGGAAATAATCCCGCAGCAATGGATAAAGCTATCAGAGATTATCATGCTATTACCTCTGGAAACAAAAGTGTTGCTGAACAAAATGCTATGAAAATGAATGTTGAGAAGAATATATCCCGTGCAGGTGGTGAAACTGTAGCTTCAAGAGGCTCAGATGTACCTACTGGAAAGGGTCCTCAACAGGATTTTAGTACTCAAATGTTGGATTTATTATAAAAAAAAGACTCAGACATAGACAATAGTGTTGATTTATGTCTGTGTCTGATGTACTTTATAAGTGTCTAATTATGAATGCCTACCAGATGGCAGTATTTTAAACTCAAGACCATTAGGGAAACTAAGTTTATTTACTATTAACCGAAGGAGCAATCGAACAGACGAACTTAATTTAACTCTAACCTAATGAGGTACTACTATGACTACTCTTGGTATGAGGGGAACTGGCTCTTTTGCAGCCGATCACCGCCCCGAAAACTACAGAGAGAAATACCTAATGTTAGAGCCGAATGGTTCGGCTCCGCTTACGGCTATTCTCTCAATGCTTCCATCAGAAGCAACTGATGATCCAGAATTCCACAACTTTAGGAAGGATCTACCTAGCTTTACTTTTACGCACTCAGGTACAGCTTCAACTTCTGGTACAACTTTAACCGCATCCGCTGCTGCCGATGCTGCATTTTTCCGTGTAGGAATGTTAATTAGAAACTTTGCTACTGGTGAAGTTGCTAAGATTACTGCCCTACCATCTACTACTACTTTTACAGTTACTAGAGGTATAGGTAATGGCGGAACTGGTGTAGCTGTTGCTGCGGGTCAAACATGGTTTATGGTTGGAAATGGTAATGCTGAAGGTGGAGATACTCCAACATCAGTAAGTTACGATGCATCAAGCACCGAGAACTTTTGCCAAATTTTCAGAACACCTTACTCAATCACAAGAACTGCTATGCATACTAACTTCAGAACTGGAGATCAGTATTTAGAGAAGTCTCGTGATGCTTTAAAAGAGCACATGGTGGGAATGGAAAGAGCAATGTTGTTCGGTAAAAAGGACATCGTAGCAGGTTCCGCAGGTATGCCAGAAAGATATACCGATGGTATCTTCAACTCAATCACTACAAACGTAGAAGATGCTTCAGCTAACACAAATGCTAACCGTTTAACAGAATCTGAGTTTGATACTTTCTTAGCAGAAAAAGCATTCGCTTTCGGTTCATCCGAAAAGTTAATGTTATGTGGATGGAAGGTTGCAGAACACCTTCAGACACTAGCTAAGTCAAGATATCAAATTAACAGTACTGGTACTGGTGATTCATATGGTGTTAACTTTACTACCTACAATACTTTTGCGGGTACATTACAAGTTAAGACACACCCTATGTTTAGACAGATCCCAGGTGCTCAGTTTGATGCTATTATCTTAGATACTAAGGATTTAAGATATAGATACATTGATGATACTTCATTATTGAAAGATCGTCAGGGTAACGGTGTTGACGGTGTCACAGATGAATATCTAACAGAAGCAGGTTTAGAAATTCTTCAAGAAAAGACACATGCTGTTATCTCAAGTTGGCAGTCATTAACATAGAATAATCTATGTATATAGAGAACCATCTTAACAGGTGGTTCTCTTTAACTTATAGGAGATTAGATTGACACCCGCTAAAACTATTAAATTTTTTGCTAAGAGACCAAACATGGAAGTATCTATTGATGGTAAAGTTTATCCTTTTCACGGTGGAGAACTTGAGGTTGGATTAAAATTAGCAGAGCAAATCAAAAGACATCAACTTTATAAGAAGTCTCATATCTTTTCAGAAGAAGATGCAATTATTGTAAATGGAAAAGTACAAACTCTTAGAGATGATCCTACAATGCAAGACCTTACTGCTAAAGCAAAGGTGAATAAAAACTTAACTATATTTTCATTTCCCTCTAGACCAAGTGTCACTGTTGATGCAGGTCCTCATAAAATAATATTTCACGATAATAAAGTAGCTTTAGAAGAAGATGAAGCTAATTGTCTGAGGAAACATGTATTTTTTAGACAGGGAAAGATTGTAGAATTAGAGGTACAGAATGGTTAGCTTTAACTCAGGCGGATCTGGGTCAGGTCAGTTTTCTACATTATCAGAGTTAATTGATGATGCTTTAAGGGAAATGGGTGAATCAAGTCCTACTGTTTTAAAGAATTTAGAATACGAAAGATTTTTAAATTATGCTAACCGAGTTGTAGCAGACATAAACAGACATCCCTCTTTCTTAGACGTACTTGATAATACCTATGACGACCAGACAGGTTCTATTGCAAGTGGCAGCAATGAATTAGTTATATCATCTGGTACTGTCACTTTCAGTACTTATACTCCTGTTATGATTACAGGTGCAGGTGCTAGTGGATCCAATCTTTATAGTTTTGTATTAGGTGCAAAAACTGTTGGTGGTAGTACTGTTGCAGGTACTTATCGTATTGCAGATACAGCAGATACAACCGTTAGCAATGTTGTTGTTTCAAATCCATATAAAACAAGAATTAAAAGATATACTTCAATAAATAATTATAGAGCAATAGACGATGAAGTTTTACTAGAGGGTCTTAAAAGTTATTATACTATAGATGATACAGACACAAATAATACAGGTTTGATAAGTTTAAGAAGTGGTATCTATACAAACACCCTTAACAACTGGATTGGCTCAATAACTAATATTCAAGGTGCTCTTACAGTTGAAATAAACGAGTACACTTAATGCCTAGAAAGCTCTTTTCATACAATAGATTTATTGGACTTGATACTGTCACTAGTCCCTCAAATATGTCTGAGAGATTTTTAGTTGAATTGGATGGTGCTCATGTAGATTTTAGAGGACAAATTGTTAAGGGTCCTCACTTTAAGAAACCATCTCTTCCCAATAATAATTCAGAAAGTCATTATAATGTAAAACACTATGGTGCGGAGGATCATGTTAGATATGTTTTAAAGGGGATAGGTTTCGATGCAGGTTCAACTTTTAATACAAGCATAACGGCAAGGTCTTATATTGGCTTGGTTGTCCAACAAAATATGTTTGTTTCAAGTGCTACTACTCCAATATTACCTCTTTCTTTAGTCAACTTTGATCAAAAACAATTTGCTTTTATGGCAGGTCATGACCCTTACTATTACGATGGCACGGCTTTTACTAATGCTGCAACTGGATCAGGTAATCAATTTAATACTGGTCTTGGTTATCCAAAAGGTGGAATGGCTGTAAATATATTAAATAGATTAGTAGTAGCAGGTATCCCAGGAAAAGAGACAGAAATACATATAAGTGTTCAAGACAGTTTTGAAGATTGGAGAACTAACACTACTTCTAGTGGTACAACACCCAATCAAACAGACGGTGCTATTATTGATGTGAAGAACCAGTTTACATCAAAGGATGTGATAAAAGGTCTTGCTGTATTAGAAGGTGATAAGTTAGTTGTCTTTGGACAGAATGAAACCTTAGTTTATTTAGCAGATACAAATATAAATCTCTGGGAAATAGCTAGAGACTTTAGAGTACCCATAGGTATCTTTGGTAGAAACACCGCAGTTAATGTTGGAACTGACGTATTCTTTTGTAGCCGTTTTGGTATACACAGTCTGAAACGTGCGGCTTCTGGTTTGACACTTGAGACCATGACTTTTACAAGAGAGATAGAAGATTTTTATCAAGAAACTATGGCAAGAGTTGGTGTAGGCAGTTTTTCGGGTCCTAATCCATCTCCTTTTAGAGAGCCTCAAGCTGTTTGGGATGGAGCATTAGGTCAGTATCATGTTTTTATTCCTATTAATATAACTGGTAATAAAATTAAAAAAATAACATTTACTTACGACCCTGAAGCAGGTCGTTCTGGTCATAAATCTTTTAGTATGACTTCAGAAAAAAATTTAACTTTTAAGGATCAAAGTTGTGGTTCTTATTTTGCCATCAGAGATGTTGATCCAATTACATCTAATTTAAACTCATTACCATCTTTATTAGTTGGAACTATGGAAGGTTTTGGGGATGGCAGATCATTTCATGTAAATGAAGAGATGCATGTAAGGACACCTTTATTATCACAAGGTTCTCCAGACACCTACAAACATTATAGACGTTTAATTGTTAGAGCAGTGTTTGATGGTGATACTTCAGTGCCCACTGCTAATATGACCATTACAATATTTGATTCTGAAGGAAATAATATACAAAATACTCTTGTTAACATTGAGAGAGATAGCTTTCTTCCTACATCAGGGCAACAAAGTGGAACTAATATTGATAGCACAAGACCAATTGATATACCTTGCAGACATAGAGCCAAGAGCATCAGTATAAGATTTACTTCTCAATCTACTTCTCCAGTAAAAATTCTAGATTTTGCTTTGGTTGTAGACACAAAATAGTATTCTTTTGTGTCTAAGTCTGCTATAGTCAGACACATAGAAAGATTATAAGGGTCTTTTATTTATGATTTATAGAGAAGGTGTTCTAGCAGACACAGACCAGATATTAGTATTAGGTAGACAGATGCACAATGAAAGTGCTTTTGCTAGTCTTGATTGGTCTGATAATAAAGCAGCGAACTTATTTAGTACTTGTGTAACTCAGGACAATCATTGTTGTTATGTATCAGAAAAAGACGGTGTCTTAAATGGTATGATTGCAGGTAGAGTAAGTGAATACTTCTTTGGACATGATTACATTTTGTCAGACTTTGTCTGGTTCATTGATCAGGCACATAGAGGCACATTAGCTTCTATAAGATTATTAAAATTATTCATAGATTTTGGCAGACTTTGGAATGTCGCTGAAGTCTGTATTGGTGTTTCAACCCAAGTGTTACTAGACAGAACAGACAAGCTCTTAAAAAAGTTTGACTTTGAAATGCATGGTGGCACTTACAAACTTATGTTGAAAGGATAAGCTATGTGCGGTGGCGGCGGCGATGGCGGTGATGCAGGTAACGATCCTACTGGAAATACAGACGGATCTACTGGCAATGTAGGCAATGATAGTAACACTGGTGGTGGTAACGATCCTACTGGAAATACAGACGGATCTACTGGTAATGTAGGCACTGGTGGTAACACTGGTGGTGGCGGTAACGATCCTACTGGAAATACAGACGGATCTACTGGTAATGTAGGCACTGGTGGTAACACTGGTGGTGGCACTGGTGGTAACACAGACGGAAATAGTTTTGGTATAAATGGTGTCTCTGTAACGGGTAGTACTGCAATGGATGCTGCTATTGGTTACACAAACGGTGTAGGCACTAACTCTATTGGTAGTAATTATAGCTCTCTTTCAAACGCTTCTTCTTCTGACGTTAGTGAAGCCATGAATATGGCAAACTTAGGTTTTTCTGTTTCTCAAATAGGTGAC